CAAGACAAGGACGCAACACAGCCGCATACCGCAACTGGGTAAAGCAAGTACTAGCCAATTGCGAACCAACCTGTATACGCTGCGGCTACCCCGTAGACATGACACTCCCACGAAACAGCCCCCAAGGAGCAAGCGCCGATCATGAACCACCACTCGCACTAACAGGTGATTTAACCCCCGGCCTCGACGGATCAGGCATAGCGCACCTCCAATGCAACCGGCAACACGGCGGCAAACTCGGAAGCCAACGCGCAATCGAAAAGAAAAACGGAAATAAATTGAAGGCGACCGGTTTTTTAAAGGCGACTAAGGACACTCCCGCCGCCCCTGCGCTTCTTCCCCCCAAAGGGGTGGAGGAGCCCAATTACAGGCTGAATGAGCCGAGAATGCACGAGGGCGGGTTTGTTTTGCCCAGATTGGAAACTAAAGCGCCTAGCGGCCTCGGGGGTACTCACGGGCCGCAGGCCGCCGAGTGGCTTAAAACCGTGTACGGAATGGAATTATTTGCCTGGCAGAAGTACGCACTAGATCGAGCGCTCGAATATGACACCAACGGACGCCTAATCTGGTCAGCAGTAGTTATTACCGTGGGCCGTCAGTCTGGCAAGTCCTGGCTTAGCCGGGGCCTATGTCTATGGCGACTACACCACGCCGAATTGTTTGGAGAGACTCAAACCGTCCTCCATATTGCTAACAAACGCTCGACCGCACTAGAAGTTATGCGCCCGGCTGGACTTTGGGCTATTGAGGTTTACGGAAAAAAGGCCGTTAAGTGGGGCAACGAAGCAGCCGGGATAGAACTACCGACCGGTGACCGTTGGCTAATCCATGCAGCTAACGACTCGGCCGGTGTGGGCTACAGCTGCTCTATGGTTTTCGTGGACGAAGCCTGGAAGGTTCCCGTCAGCGTAATTAGCGACTCAATTTTGCCTACAATGATAGCCAGAGAACAACCACAAATATTTTTGGTCAGTACGGCCGGTGACAGTAGCTCGGATCTTATGCAGCAAAACCGGCAGAGAGCCCTCGACCGACTCGACGACGACGAGCCAGGTAGCGTCCTATTGTTGGAGTGGTCAGCACCCGCCGAGGCAGACCCCTCGCTCGTAAGTACCTGGAAGTGGGGCAGTCCCGAGTGGAGCGAGAAGCGCGAAAACTTTCTAGCCGAACAATGGGACCGGATCGAGGAGTCAGCATTCCGGCGTCAGTATTGCAACCAATGGGTAATCCGGTCGGACCATTGGCTACTAGATAAATGGTGGAATGGCACCCTCGACCCGGAGGCATTACTAGACGAGAGTGCCGTCTGGAGTGTAGCCGTAGAGACCGACTTCGACGGTATGGGCCACGCCGTGGCAATCGCCGCGCCTAATGCCGACGGACATATCGTTATCCGGGTAACCACTCACCGGACTATTGCCGAGGTCGATAAGCAGCTCGAAAAGATTCGGGCCGAACACCCCTCAATCTATGTGCAAGTTACCCCTGGCTACGTTGACCGGTTGCGGCAAAAGTTCGACGCCCTAGTTGGTCAACGTGAAGCAGTCAGCGCCACTCAAGTGCTTCAAGACTTATTTAGCCGCCAGCAATTACGGCACGACGGATCTCAAGTGCTTCAAGAGCATTTTGCTAACTCCAAAATATCTATGAGGCAAGGCGGGTGGGTACTTACCGCCCCTATGGGCCGTAACGGAATCTACGCAGCTCGGGCCGTCATGTTTGCAGTTAGCCAGGCAGCAAAAGCCCCGCGAAGTGTAGCAACAATCTATACGAGCAAGTACCGACGCCGAACAGGATAGCGACACGCCGACACGCTTAAACCGTGCAAATACAGATGAACACGGCTAAGTCATGCTATACGCCTAGTATGTGGGCATGGTGTTCCCCCGAGCCCTTTCCGTCGTGCGCGCTCAAGAGTCTATTTCCCAGGCTATGGACGCAAGTCCCGCAGGCGCGCACGTACGCGAATCCGCAGGACTCTACGCGCTTCTGACTAACCAACTTGGGACCAGGACTAATCGCGTAACGGCTATGCAAGTGCCGGCATTCGTTGACGCCCTCAAAACCTACACACACACAATTAGCGCGTTTGCACTACGCGAGTACCGTTACGACGAGCCCGTAGTTATTCGGCCCTTTTTACAAATGCCGTCCAAAATCTACCCCTACGCCTCAGTAATTCAACGCACACTTAGCGACTTGCTAATGTACGACCGGGCCTACTGGCTAGTTACAGAGCGCACATTCGACGGTTTCCCGTCCAGTATCGAGGTTATGCGCGTCGAGGACGTTATCGATACCCCGCCCGTATACGTGGGAATCCAAGAAAACTACCAGCCACCCGCAGACCCTTTCTACTATTTAGCCAGGCAAGTACCAACCCGCGACGTTATTAAGTTTTACGGATCAGGGGAAGGCGGCTGGCTGGCTAACGGAGCGACAGCAATATCGACGGCCGCAGCTCTCGAAGCGGCTACCCTCATGTACAGCTCAACGCCTATCCCGACCGTAGCACTTAAAAACTCCGGCCCGGATTTACCAGCCGAACAGGTAGAAGCTCTACTCATGGCATGGGAAGAAGCCCGCGAGAACCGGGGAACCGCTTACCTTAACAATACGATCGACGCCCAGGTTATGGGTTTCAGCGCCCGCGACGTGCAGCTCGTCGAGGCCAAAAACCTAGCCGCAATCGCTATCGCTCGCCTGGCTAACCTCGACCCGGTTTGGGTGGGGGCCGGTGTCCCCGGAAGTAGCCTCGTTTACTCAAACCGAGTCGACTTGTACCGAAACCTACTCGACACGGCCCTACGCCCAATCATGCACCTATTCGAGCAACGCCTAAGCATGCCAGACGTTACGCCCCGAGGCCGTACAATTAAGTTTGATACAACCGCATTCCTACGCGCCAACCCAACCGAAACCGCAGACCTTATTACCAAACTACTACCCCTCGGAGTCCTTACCGAGGAAGAAGCAAAAATGCTGCTAGACCTCCCGACTTTGGGAGTGTTTAGCATGACTCCAGGAGTGATCTAAATGAAGCAACTAAACACAGAATCGACCGTAGTATTCCAAGAGCGCGAAGACAGCGCGGGCGACATTGTTGGAAGCGGACACGGTATGGCAGTCCCCTACGGCACAGAAACAATGATCGGTGGCGTCCGGGAATCGTTCGCGCCCGGATCATTTGACCTGGACAACGTCATTGGCAAGCCACTCGCTTACCGTCACGGCGAACCAGTCGGAATCATTACCGGAGCAGAAAATCGCGAAGACGGCCTATATATCGATTTTGATATTGTGGACACGTCGCTAGGCCGCGACGCCGCAGTATTAGCAAGAACTAACACAATTAAAGGTTTATCCGTCGGTTTTAATCCACTAAAAAGCGTTATGAGTAAAGCACGCGACGCAATTCAACACACAGCGGCCAACCTTTTAGAGGTAAGCCTCACCCCCTACCCTGCCTACGCCACCGCTGGAGTAAGCAGTATTCGAGAAGAAGAAGAAGAAGGAGAAACAATGTCCGAGACCATGGACTCGACCGAGCAGGTCTCGGTCGATCAAGAAGCACGCGAAGCCGTAAAAAGCCTCCGGGAAGAAGTAGGAACAATTCACGCCCGTGTCTTTACGAGCGAGTCAAACGAACACCCACTCGCAAAATACCGCTCATTTGGTGAGTACTCCAAGGCAGTACTAGCTGGCGAAACCGAAAGCCGCGCCCTAGTCGATCAGGTCACAGCAAACAACCCAGGCGTAATGCCCCCAAACTGGTCACTTCAAGTCCGGGGAATTATTGACCTTGGACGCCGCGTCATTACCGGCGTTGGTGGCCCAGAATCAGCCGGAACTACTGGCATGGACTTTAACTGGCCTTACTTCGACGGTACACTTACCGACATTGTCGAGGCACAGGCTAGCCAAAAGGGCGAAGTTAATTCGGTTCGCATTGACCTTGAAAAAGGAACCGCGACCCTTGCAACCTACGCAGCCGGTTCAGATATTTCCTATCAGTTGCTAGAGCGTTCTAGCCCAAGCTACCTCGACGCACACAACCGCGTCATGCTTGCGTCATACGCAACAGTTACGGATCGTCAATTTACCAAAGATCTTTGGGACGACGGTACCGGACTTCAAGATTACGACTTCGCAGCAGACACGACAGGCGCAGGCTTCCGCGAAGCCGTTTTCGGCGCTTCTGTAACGTGCGAAGACGCTACCGGCGTACCGGCCAGCGCGGTGTTTGTGTCTACCGCCGTGTTTAAGAAAATTGGCGGTTGGTCGTCATTTTTCCCAGATGTATACGGAGTTCAAAACGTGTCCGGTGTAGCAACAGCCAGCACCCTACGAGTCAGCGTGTCAGGCTTGCCAGTAATTCGGGCAAAGTACCTTGACACTAACGCCGCATACAACGCAATCGTGACCAACGGCGAAGCCGCCCGCTGGATCGAGGACGGCCCACGCCTGGCAACCGCCGAGAATGTGGCTCAACTTGGGCGCGATATATCTATCTATGGCTATGCGACGACTGCGGCTTATTTGCCTGCTGGCATTGTCCGCGTAGCCAACGCATAAGTAAGAAAGGTAGCCGATTAGCATGGCACTCGTCACAGGCGAAGAACTCGCCGACAACCTAGATATCGAGTACGACGGTGCAGCCGTCGCGACACTCGACCAGGTTGCGGACGCTGCTTCCTTGTTGATCGGCTACCTCATTACGGCCACGGCCCTTGATGATGAACCCGCACCCTGCAAAGAAGCCGCTATGTCGGTAGCCGTAGAGATGTTTCAAGCCCGGTCTAGTGCCGGAGGCGAAGCGGTCTCAATGGACTTCACCCCTGGTCCTTACCGTTTATCGGTCTGGCTCACTCGTCGAGTAATGGGAGTAATTGCCCCCTACTTAGACATGAAAGGGGTAGTCGGGTGAGTCTGGCAACCGAAAGCCGAGAGGCAATCGTCGCAGCTCTCACGGGCCACGGGTACAAGATTTACGACACAGTACCCGCGACACCAATAACCCCCTCGGTGGTGTGCGTACCGGACTCACCTTGGATCAGGCCCAATCGTTTAGGGTCTAATCTTAACTACGAGATCCGGTGGAGAATCCTTATTAACATTAACGCCAGGGTAAACGAATCCGCCACAAAATCCACAGAAGACGCAATCGACGCCCTACTCGTAGAGCTACCCGATACTGTCTTAGTGGAACTAATAAACGCCCCGCAGCTTCTCAGCATTGGAGCCCAAGGGACAGTAATGTCAACCGAGATTAACGTATCTATGCAAATGAAAGAAGGATAAATCATGGCCGCTGTATCAGTAGCTGGCGCCGCATTCACCGTCGAAATTGGAGCGGTGCAATACGAGGATCAGATTACATCAGGAACAATTACGACAAGCCCAACAATTGTTAGGACTAAAACCCTGTCAGATGTTGCGTTTGACCAGACAGACCTAAATAGCACAATGAGTCTTGAGTTTCTTTATGACGAGGCTAGCGGCATGTACGACGCTCTCCAGACAGCAATTGCAGGGGCCGCTTCAGTAGCCGTTTCGGTTGCTAGCGCCGTAGGAACTTGGACTGGTGCTGCTATGTTCATTGAGTCCGCCGAGATCACATTTGCGGCCGACGGTATTGCAACCTGTTCAACGTCCTTAACCGGCTCCGTAGTATTTGCTTAAGGTCTAGGGGGACATCATGTATCCAAAACTAAAAATAGAAGTCCAGGGTAAAGAACCGATCGAGGTCGAGACTTTACCTGTGGACTTTATGATGTACGAAGAGCTGCAAGGGACTAAAGCCCCAAGCGAGCAAGGTTTACGGCTCACAATCGCTTACTACTACGTGGAAGGCAAAGAACCGCTAAACCTTAACCAGGTCAAAACGTGGGCTCGCTCAACTAGGTGCAAAGTAGATCTAGTGAGTGAAACCGTGGACCCTACCCAACCGGAAGCCATTACCGCCTAATAATAAAAATGGCTCTCCGTACAGGCTGGACAATAGACCAGGTTAAAGCTCTAAAGCCCCGCGAAATTGTGACCATATTAGAGGAGTTAGAAAGTGGCTAAGCAGTCCGAGGTCTATATTCAGGGACTCGGCGAACTGCTACGCGACTTTAACCGACTGCCCAAAGACGCCGCTAAAGAGCTACGAACAGCCTCCAAAGTTATTGCCGAAAAGCACATGGTCCCAGCCTGGAAAAGTGCAGCTCTCACATACGCCGGTCCCTGGGGCGAAGACCTGGCTAATAGTGTTCGGGCAGGCTCCGACCGTGTACCTAAAATAATGATCGGCGGGAACCGTAAAGTAACCTCCGGCGGGGCAACCGCCAACATGCTCCGATACCCGGCCGATAAAGGCGACAGGGGCCGATCCGGTGCGCGAGTACCCGCAGCGTTTGGCAGCGGCTCAAACTGGATACAGTACGCCCGAACCTACAAAGGTGACGCTATAGAAGAGTGGGGTAAAGCCGTAGACCGCGCTATCGGCAGGTGGGCTCTCTAATGGCAGCCGGTAAAACCTTAACGGTATTCCTAGCGGCAGA